CCAAAACGCAAGAATGTGTATGGAGAACCGGATGGAGCTCTCCTTGAAGACAACCAGAGGATTGTAGGTGCTGCAACTCGTGGCATCCTTGACATTCTTGGTCGTTCAGCGGCTGGTCAAACGGGTGTCCGAAAGGACGCGCTCGATGTAACCAACCAGCGCAAGTTCGATGCCGGCCGAGATTACCAATTCAATGCTCACATTGACCCGGGTTCTGCCTTTTTCACTCACACATTTCCGGAAATCCCGGTCTCTGCACAGTGGATTCTGGAGCTTCAGAACAACGAAGCTGAGTCTATGACTGGTGTACGTGCTTTTGCCAATACAGGCGTCTCTGGAGAAGGTCTGGGACGTTCTGCTACCGCGGCGCGTAGTGCTTTAGACGCAGCAAGTAAGCGTGAAATTGGGATTCTTCGTCGCCTGGGCAACGGAATGATTGAAATCGGACGAAAGATCATGGCAATGAATGCCGTCTTTCTATCTGAGGAAGAAATTGTCCGAGTTACCAATGATGAATTCGTAACAATCAAGCGTGATGACCTGGCCGGCCGTGTTGACATCAAATTACTGATCTCCACCGCGGAAACAGACAACGCAAAGGCTCAAGAACTGGCCTTCATGCTGCAAACTAACGGTCCGAACGGCGATCCAGGCGAAACTCGTATGATTCGAGCTGAGATTGCACGTCTGCGCAAAATGCCTGACTTGGCCAAGCGTATTGAGACCTACAAGCCAGAGCCAGATCCAGTTCAACAGGAACTTGTGCGGCTTGAAGTGGAGATCAAGAAGGCTGAATTGGCTAAGCTCCAGTCTGAAGCAACAGAGAACAACGCTGAAGCAGAGCTTGACAAAGCAAAAGCACGTCAGGCACACTCCGAGTCTGATATTACCGATCTTGAATTCGTGGAACAGGAATCGGGTGTTAAACAAGAACGGGAGAAGGAACTCCTGGGAGCCCAAGCACAGGGCAATGCAGCAAGGGACATGGTTAAAGCGTTACTTGAAGGTGGCAATACGCAATCGGGCGCACCCACCTAATCTCAGCAACGGGGATCTGTAATGAGCGAAGTAGAACAACAACTAGACAGCGTTGAGCTGTCTATTGGTGCAGCAAAGAAATTGATCGAGCGCAGTGAAGCGCTCTTTCGGCTAGAGAAGAACAAGGACTTCCAGTTCTTGTTTCTTGAAGGCCTGATGAAGGAAGATGCAATCAAGCAAGTAATGCTTCTTGCAGCTCCCAGCCTTAAAGCTCCTGGAGATGGAGCCAAGGTGGCTAAAGCTGGAATTCAAGCCAGGGTGGATATGATCGGCGAGCTTTACAACTGGTGTCGTTGGACACACATGGAAGCCGAGAGTGCACGAAACGCTCTGGCCGAGCACGAGGAGACTCGTGTTGAGCTGTTGAAAGAACAGCTTGAGGAGGTCTAGTCATGACGACGGCTCTCCAAAACGAAGAGGCTCTCGATTTGGGGGGCCTTACTGACGAACAGATTGCAACGATGTCACCGGATCAGGTCGAAAAGTATCTGGCGATAGCGATGAAGCAAGACCAGGCCGAGGAAGGTGAGTCGGCCAATGATGCACCAGAGCCTGATAGAGATCAGGATGATGCCCAGTCTGCGACAGCGGATGAGGAAGAGGACACTGAGTCAGACGAAACGGATGGTGCCGTCTCTGATTTCCAATCCTTGGATCCATACGGTGGTGTGGCAGGTAGTACCTCCGACGTTCAGTCTTCGGATACTGGCACTGGGAAAGCAGCCGCTCAAAGCAGTGAAGATCACCAATCTTCACAGGCAGAAGGTGAAGCAGACTCAACCAGCGAAGCAGACTGGAAGACGAAGTATGAAGCGACCAAAGTTGAACTGGACTCAGTCCTAGGCAGCTTTAAGGCTTCGGGGCGCACCGTCAAAGTTGAAAGCCCTGATGATGCGCGTCGTTTAATGCAAATGGGTTATGACTACACCAACAAGATGCGGGAAATGAAACCGCATCTGAAACTCCTCAAGACCCTGGAGCATAACGACCTTCTCGACCCCGAGAAGATTAACTTTGCGATTGACCTCATGAAAGGAAACAAAGAGGCCATCAAGAAGTTCCTCCAGGACAAGGAGATCGATCCAGTTGAATTGGATCTGGAGGACGGTACAAGCTACAAGCCCACTGACCATAGCACAAGTGATCAGCAGCTGGCTCTGGATGAAGTTCTCGATTCTATCAGAGAAACCGAGGCCTTCCCACGCACAGCAAGAGTGATCACTAAAGAATGGGACAAGGCAAGTCAGCAAGTACTGATGGGCAATCCGCGGATTATTGCGATCATCAATGACCATGTAACAAAAGGGTACTTTGATCGGATCGCTGCCAAGGTTCAGTACGAACGAAGCCTTGGAAGACTCGCGGGCCTGTCTGACCTGGATGCGTACAAAGCAATCGGGGATGCAATGCAAGTGCAAGGAGCCTTCGCTCCCGCTGCACGGAGCACCACTCCCGCAGCTGAGACCGGCCAGGGACCCAGCCAGGATTCGAAAGGATCAGATGACTCTGTAAAGGGTCGTAAGCGAGCTGCAAGTCCCACGAAGGGAGGCGCCGGCGCAGGGAATGCACCGTCCAAGAATTTCCTTAAAGATTTTACTGATGAGGAAATTGAGAAGATGGGGCAAAACCTGTAATTTTTTAACAATTCAGGACAAGGAGGCCCAAAATGGCACTTGAATCCCCACAAATCTACGGAAACGGCTCGAATTCGACCGTTGGTCCGCAGATCCGTACCGACTACTTCGAGCGTAAAGCGCTCGTAGAAGCCGTCAAAGAGTCCTACTTTGGCCAGTTGGCTGACGTGATCTCAATGCCCAAAAATATGGGCAAGACGATCAAGCGTTACCACTACTTGCCGATCCTGGACGATCGCAATATCGACGACCAGGGTATCGATGCCTCAGGTGTGAGCCTGGTTGCTGATTTCGTGGCAAACGTCACGCTCGTCAAGCAGGTGATTGAAGTTCAGGCACCGGCTACAGAGGGTGGGTTGTCTTACTACTTCGACGGCGTGGCAACAGGCGCAACTGCAGTTGCTGCACAGGGTGTAGCTGATGACATCGCCGAAAAGAAGGTGTGGTCATGGGCGATCCAGGAGGGCTTCATTGACCCTGCTGTCCAGCTGACTTATGCCTCGGCAGTGACCTACCTAACGGGTCTTGCTGATCCGTGGGTTGTGACTGTTCACAACACTGGTGATGAATACACCAACTACGGCAACCTGTACGGTTCTTCAAAGGACGTTGGTACCATCCAGAGCAAGATTCCCGCTCTGTCTGAAACTGGCGGGCGTGTGAACCGTGTCGGTATGACTCGTATCGAGTTGGAAGGAACTCTCGAGAAGTTCGGCTTCTTCGAAGAGTACACTCGTGACTCGTTGGACTTCGACTCTGACGCTGATCTGTTGATGCACATCACAGGTGAGTGTGTGAAGGCGGCCAACGAAATCACGGAAGACCAACTGCAAATCGACCTGCTGAACGCTGCAGGTGTAGTTCGCTACGCAGGTAATGCTACTTCGACTGCAACGCTTGGTGGTTCTACTGCTGCCGGCAATACGGAAGACGTGGTTGTGTACGACGACCTGGTGAAGTTAGCCATTGAGCTGGACAACAACCGTACACCGAAGAGTACTCGTCTCATCACGGGCTCTCGTATGGTGGACACGAAGGTGGTGAATGCGGCTCGTTACGCGTACATCGGTTCTGAACTGCAGCCGGCGCTGATGCGTATGACTGACTACCACGGTGCCAGGGCGTTCATCCCGGTCGCACAGTATGGCGAAGCCGGAACGATCGCTCGTGGTGAGTTCGGTGCCGTTAGCGATTTCCGCTTCATCGTCGCTCCCGAGATGATGCATTGGGAAGGTGCTGGTGCGGCTGTTGGCAACACTGCAGACGAAGTGACGATGTGGAGCTCAAACCCCACTGGTACAACCAACAACGTGAACGTCTACCCGATCCTTGTGGTTGGTGATGGCTCATTCACAACTGTCGGTTTCCAGACGGACGGCAAGTCAACCAAGTTTAGCATCAAGCATGCGAAGCCTGGCTCCGACATCAGCTACGGTCGTGACGATCCGTACGGTGAAATCGGGTTCTACTCAATCAAGTGGTTCTACGGCT